ATGATTCATTTGCGATATGCGAGAAGAAGACGAAATGCCGATGATGGTTCACGAGAGTCCCCACCTGTTGAACCAGCTGAACTAGGTATGATGCTAGATCTTGTTACTAAAATGATTGCAGTGGAAGAGCAAGGTAGGCGGTTGTCAGTTGATGAAAGAAATAACAGTCTTAAATTGTGGTTGGCGATATTGCTTGCAGCTATTTCAACATTAACCACCTTGGCTGTAGCATATATAAAATGAGGTTCATATGAAATTGATTTCATTCAGGATTAAAAATTATCGCTCAATTTTTGATAGTGGGATAATAACGACTGAGAAATTGACGGCAATACTTGGTAGAAATGAAAGTGGAAAGACCAATTTATTATCCGCACTTTATAGCCTAAAACCAGCAGAGGAATTTAGTGCCCTTGATAAAATTAAAAACTTTCCAAGAAATAGAAGGTTAGAAGAGTGCGATGACTCGACTAGAGTTGTGGAGTCTACATGGGAGTTAACAGACTCAGAATTAGTTGAGTTAGGACGCATCTACCCAAGAGCAAAAAACAGTAAACAGGTAACTGTAACTAGAAATTATAGCAAATCTAGACAAGTTGGATTCTCAAAAATTGAACCATTTGACTATGATGCAAATGCGATTAAGAAAAAATTCGGCAAAGTCTTGCTGAATATTGAAAATGCTATAGACGATAATGAATATGATGGAGTAGATAAAGAAACTATTCTAATTCAGTTTCGCAATCTAATCTCTGAGATTTCTCCTGATGACAACGAGGGAGTTTTTTCTTGGGCTGGTAAAGTTGGTGAGAAAATTAATGAATTGAATAAGGGTTTTGATAAATATGATTTAGTAATAAAAGAAGATAATGAGACTTTCATTGACTCTATGAGCGAGTTGATAGTTGGAGTGAAAAATGATGCAGCTTTGAGTCAAAAGGCCAGGGATTGGGTTGTTCAGACCATGCCTGTATTTATTTACGTTGATGAATATCCCGAGCTTGAAGGACATCAAAATATTGGGCAATACTTCGAGAGGAAAAGACTTAACAATCAAAGTAAAGCTGATGTGAATTTTGATAAGCTATGTAAAGTTGCAGGCATTAAGCCAGAGCAATTGCACGAAAACAAAAATGATCCTGAGGTAAGGAATCAGCTAGCTAACCGTGCAGGGGCTGTTGTAACACAGGAAATTCATAGATTATGGAAAGATAAACCGCTAAAAATTCGATTCAATCTTGATAATGATTATTTTCATACCTATGTTTCTGATCATAACAGTGGATATGATGTTGAAGTAAATCTCGATGAAAGAAGTCGCGGTTTTAAATGGTTCTTCTCTTTCTATATTACATTTTGTGCAGATACACATGGGGGGGATGCTGAGAATGCAATTATTTTGTTAGATGAGCCCGGCCTATACTTGCATGCTAAATCTCAAGGGGATTTGTTAAATCATCTAATTGATGACTTTGCTAATCAAATTATATATACAACACATTCACCATTCTTAGTTCCTGTGAAGGATATTTCTGCTATAAAAACTGTTTCGATCTCTGAAGAGGAAGGAACAAAAGTCACTAATGATCCTAGTGGTGATTCTACAACTTTATTCCCTCTCCAGGCAGCGTTAGGATATGATATTGCCCAGTCGTTATTTATTGGCTCTCATAATTTGATTGTAGAGGGTGTAACTGATTATTGGTATATATCGGCATTATCTGAATACCTCATTTCTAAGGGCATGACCGGGCTGAATGACAACATTACAATCACTCCTGCTGGAGGAGCACAGAAAGTATCTTACTTAGTATCTTTGCTATCATCCCAAAATCTTAATGTTGTTCTTCTTTTAGACGATGAGAGAAATAGTCGTCAGACCTCTATAGAAATAGTAAATGGAAAACTGATAGGGCAGAAAAATATTGTCTTTGTATCAGAGGTTCAAAGTGGGGATGTTACAGAGGTTGATATTGAGGATCTGTTTGATAAAGAAATGTTCAGAAGACTTATATCAGAGGCCTATTTTCCAGATGTAAGTGAAGAATTAAAGTTTAATGACAAAGTTCCGAGGATAACTAAGCAAGCTGAAGAGGCTTTGAAACTGCACAAAATGAAATTTGTGAAAGCTAAACCAGCTAGGTTGTTCTTATCTAAATTGAAGGATGCGAATGGTGATTTTCTATCACTTGAAGTAATGAGGAAATTCGAGGCTTTATTTAAAATAATTAATAAAAAGATCTCATCCAAGAAATAGGAACTATGCCCGTCAGCATGACGGGCATGTTTTAGCTTAGTGTATGTTTCTTACCTTTATACCCCACCATTCCATCAGTGATTTTCGTTGTTCTAAGTAAGTGGAACGGTTATATGCCTTTCTAACTTCATTTTTATCGGAATGAGCCAATGCCGCTTCGATTACATCCGCATTAAAGCCTTGTTCATTTAGGGTTGTACTAGCAATAGATCTTAAACCATGCGCAACAAGCTTCCCACCGTAACCAATTCTCTTCAACGCGGCATTAGCTGTTTGACTATTCATCGGTTGCTTTGGATCATTTCTGCTCGGAAAAATATGTTCACGATGAGCGCTGATTGGCTTCATCACTTCCAGAATATCTAATGCCTGTGTCGATAGGGGAACAATATGCTCACGCTTGGCCTTCATCCGCTCGGCTGGAATAGTCCAGAGCTTCGCTTCGAGATCGATCTCTGCCCAACGAGCACCGGAGGCTTCAGAAGGGCGCACAAGGGTCAGAAGTTGCCACTCAATAAGACAACGCGTCGGAACAGACAGATTAGACATAACCAAAGAACGCATCAGCTTCGGTAATTCTTCTGGCCGCAGAGTCGGCATGTTTTGTTTTTTTGGTTTCTCAAATGCCATACCAATTCCTGACGCAGGGTTGGCATCAATCAAACCGGTGTTAACCGCATAAATCATGATCTCGTTTATGCGCTGCACCAGTCGACGAACAGTCTCAAGCGCTCCACGAGCCTTGATTGGCTCAAGGGCTTCAACCAGAGTTCGGGCTTTGATTTGCTGAACGGGGATCTCACCGATGGCAGGGAATACATCTTTCTCCAGTGAGCGCCAAATGTCTTTTGCGTAATCAGGAGTAACGCTTTTGCTTTTGAGCTGGAACCAGTTAGCGGCGACCGTTGAAAAAATACTGTCCAGCTCGATTTGCTGCTGTTCCTCTGCAACTTCAGCCTGAATTTGCGGGTCGATTCCGTTGGCTAGCAAGGCTAGGTAATCCGCTCTCAACCCTCGGGCATCAGCAAGCGAAAGGGCAGGGAAGGCACCGAGCCCCATCATTGTCCGCTGCTTTGTTGTCGGACGTTGATAACGAAAACGCCAGAGTTTTTTCCCGCTGGTTTTCACTATCAGGAAAAGCCCATCGCCATCATGCAGCGTTAGATCCTTCTCCAACGCTTTAGCGCGCAGAACTTCGGTGTTGGTCAGGGGGCGTGTTGTCCGTGCCACTGTGGCCGCTCCTTCATGAATTGGTATACGCTTTTAGGTATACATCCTACCGTATACCTAAACGTATACCAATAATCACCGGATTTAGCCGGATGTTCTCGGACTACGACAGACACAAAAAAGCCCGCAGGGCTTGTCCCATGCGGGCTTTCTGTACTTCACCGGACGTATCCGGATCATTATTTGGTGGAGCTGGCGGGAGTTGAACCCGCGTCCGAAATTTCTACATAGCATTATCATTACAGTAAAATCATGTATTTACGTTTTAAAACAGTATGTTAGTGTTTTTTGGTGTTTGCTCATTTTATACATTTTTAATACTCTGCCGCCAAAGCGCCGCCACTTTACTTTGCATCAATGTTATCGTACATCTGTATTTCATCAATGCAAGTTTCAAGTTTATAGAAGTCTGATAGCTGGTAGAAGTTCAGTATGTCATCATCAAGATTTCCAGATAATCCCCATTTTTTGAAGCGCCTCATTTTTGCACTTAGAGCTTCCCTGTCGGACAAGGACTGACGCAACGGTACATAATCTAAGGATTTAAGAACTTGCCATGAAACTGGTGGAGTAAATTCAAATAACTCAGAAAGCTCAGGACAAAACTCGCATCCTTTCATATCTTCATAACGTACTTTAGGTGGGATAACTATATTAATTCCTTTTTCGCTGTCAGTATTGGCTAGGAGTTTGGTTGAACGATAAGCAATACCTATAATGTTATTACTGTTTATGTCTCTACTTATCCACTGCATCAGCAAATTGGGTACAATGTATTCCTGCATAAATGAAGCATCACTATGTTCTTTTAAATAATTGCAAGCGATAATCAGGGGCCACAATGTCAAGTAAGATAACATGGTATCGACTGAGTATTCTTCTGTAGGAGTCGGCTCCCCTTTTTTTCTGAACCGTAAACTGATTTTGTAGATAAAATCTGCGCTCAAATTTAATAATAATGAGTTATCATCGTCAGATGCAGTGATAAATGCAGAAATATAGAGCTTATCAAAGTCTGGTTTATCCATCTCACGCCAGCATATATATAGGGAGGTGCCGAGATATAGGCATGGTAAGCCAGCAACTGAATAACGTTGCGCTTTTACCAAGTGACGATGGGTGAAAGGAATGTGGAAAATATCCTTTCTAGTAGACAAGGGAATATCTGATTTTCTAACTCTATATAATGGTGTTTTTTTGTTGCAGACTTGGCGTAGAGGGATACAAATGTTTTCTATCTGCTGAAATATGTATTTTGGTTTTAGCATCAACTCAAAAGAGTCGTAGGCTGATTTAATATCTCCAGATAGATAGCATTCTAAACATTCGGTGATGCCGTCCTGCAAGGATTGAATTGTTTTTAATCTGTTTTTTACTCGGCTTGCCAGCCAATCATTATTGTCAACAATGTAATCTCTGAGGGTTTCTTTAAATTTCTCGCATTTGGCTGAAAAGTCGCCGATAAGATCTTTGCCTTTTCCAATTTCAATCGGAGGGCGGATTGAAGTTTTCCGTAAAATACTATCAAATAATTTTCTTACCTGTTCATTAGATCTATAGGTTGTAGCCATCGAGAATTACCTTAAATTTGCTAAAGGATTTTTTGATACCGCATCTTCTAAGTGGTCAGGGGAAAAGTGAGCATATATCATAGTCATTTTGATATCGGCATGACCCAAAATATCACGAAGCACTAAGATGTTTCCGCCATTCATCATAAAATGACTTGCAAACGTGTGCCGCAGAACGTGAGTACATTGACCCTCTGGCAAATCAATGCCGGCTCGCTTCACTGCCCGCTCAAAGGCTTTTCTGCATGGAGTGAACAACTTCCCTCTGTTTTTTGGGAGTTCGTTATATAGTTCCTGAGAGATAGGGATTGTTCGATTTTTCTTGCCTTTGGTTTTTGTATAGGTAATGCGGTATTTCGATAGCTGATGGCCCTGTAGATTTTCGGCTTCACTCCAGCGTGCGCCTGTGGCTAAGCAGATTTTTGCTATCGTCAGGAGGCTTTGGCTTTGAGAATCCGCGCAGGCATCCAATAGGCGCTTAATTTCTTCAGGAGCTAAGAACGCCAACTCGCCCTCGGCGATCTTGAACGTTGGAAGCCCAGCGAGAGGATTGGGGGCTGACCAGTGGCCCAGCTTTTTCAGCGTGCCAAAAACAGATGAGAGGTTGCGTTGCTCAAGGTTTACCGTTCGGGGCTTAACTGGCGACATAAGCGCGCCATCTTCATTCTGCACTTCGCCCTTCAACCGTGCTTCACGGTATTTCGTAAAGTCACCGGCTGTCAGTTCTGATGCCACGGGATCGCCAAGGCCATTACAGATGATGCTGAGCTTCGCCATCAGACGTTTGGGGTCTGCGAGAGTCTGCCCGTAGAGAGAATGCCACTGCTCAATCAATTCTGACAGTTTCCGCCGATCTTCCTTCTCCCCCAGCCACGGCTTTTTGTTCACTTCATCCATGGTGAAGTTTTCGAATGCTACGGCCTCGCCTTTCGTCGCAAATTGCTTGCGCACGCGTTTACCATCGCGCCCGTTCGGGTAGCATTCGCACAACCATTTTCCGTTCGGCTGTTTCCGTATTGTCATATCAAAGGCTCTTAATGATTTTCAGGGCTTTGCCTAGCACCTCAAGGTCGTCAAGGCTGCATTCAAATGAGGAATCATCTTGATGAACAACTAACCGGTTGCCAGGAAGACGAGTGAGCTTGACGATGCTTTTTATCCCATCGATATCAACCAACCACATACCGTTAACTGGTGGTGTCTGATTGCGATCCACCAGGTAAGAGTCCACAGCAGTATTGACTAAAAGTAGGTTGCTGGAGTCTGAGGGGAGCAGGCTGCTGTCAATGATTGCTTTTCCTGCTTCAACCAACGAACCGCCAGTTAATGTGACTTTGTCAATTTCGGGAGAAACGAGGTCAGAAAGGTGCTTTACCTTGCCTGAGTTCACGAAATTGATGTTTTTTTCTGTATCAATATTTGAGCCTGTCTCGCCCTGCCCAGTGGTTAGCCACAGTAAAGAAACTCCCGTCTCAAGAGCACACTGAATTACCCATTCAGCCGGAAAGCTATCCCTTAAGTATCTGTTTGCCATGGTGCTTTTTGATGCGCCCAGGTGATCGCAAAGCTGTTGCCTGGACTTGAAATTGTAGGCAGCCATGAGCCTATGGATCGCCTCTTTACCTCCGGTATTTTCGCCAGCCTTCACCTGTATCATTTTTCAACCCTATTGACGTATCAAATATTGGATCGTAGTATCTCGATGTATCAATTATTGAATCAAATAAAACAAGATAAAACGACGTAAACCAAACCTTAACCGAGAGATATTGCACTATGAGCACCGATATTTCAATTCGTGTACCAAAAGAGATGGCAACGCCTGCAGAGTTCGCGGAATGGGAAGGTATCTCCCGCGGCTCTGTTTACCAGAAAATCCATCATGGGCAGCTCGCTAAATACATGGTGAAGAAGGATAAAAACAAGGGGCGGGTCAGCCTCCGCTATCTGATGTACAAAGCTGATCAGGTTCGTGAGTCCCTTGGTCATTCTAACTTCCGCATCATCGTGGGCCAGTAAGTTCAATTATGAGAACTTTTGAAGGGGCTAACATGTTTGATTATAAGATTTCCAAACATCCGCACTTTGATGAAGCCTGCCGGGCCTTTGCCTTACGTCACAACATGGCAAAGCTGGCAGAGCGTGCAGAAATGAATGTTCAGACACTGCGCAATAAGCTGAACCCGGAACAGCCGCACCAGCTCACCGCGCCGGAAATCTGGCTGCTGACTGATCTCACTGAGGACTCAACTCTGGTTGATGGCTTTCTGGCGCAGATTCACTGCCTGCCGTGTGTCCCGTTGAACGAAGTGGCAAGCGAGAAGATGCCGCATTACGTGCTGAATGCCACCGCTGAGATCGGGCGTGTTGCTGCCAGCGCAGTTTCTGGCGAGCCACAGACCACCGCCAGCCGTCGGCAGGTTATCGACAGCATCAACTCTGTTACTCGTTTGATGGCGCTGACGGCTGTTTCTATGCACGCCAGGCTGCAGACAAGCCCGGCAATGGCAAGTGCGGTTGATACCGTGACGGGCCTGGGTGCTTCATTCGGTCTGATCTGAGGTGCTTATGCTGAATAACGAACCGTCATTTGCCTCACTGCTTGTTAAGAAAAGCCCAGGAATGCACTTCGGTCATGGCTGGATTGCAGGCAAGGATGGCAAGCGCTGGCACCCGAGCCATTCGCAGTCTGAATTGCTGGCAGACCTGTCAACCATTAAACAGGGGAAACCATGGCTATTGAAGGTGCTGCAACGACTCGCACGATAAGCCCGGGTGAACGCTATGAAGGGTTGAACCACATAGCGGAATTAAGGGCAAAGGTATTTGGAAGCAACATTGAATCCGAGCTTGAGCGGTTTATAAAGGATATGAACGACCCACGGGACGTAAATAATAAACAGAACAAGCGAGCATTAGCCGCCATATATTATATGGCTAATATTCCGGCAGAGCGTCACAGCGTCAAAATTAGTGAGCTGACGACTGACGAAAAGCGGGAGCTGATAAAGGCAATGAACGTTATTCGTGCAGCGGTGAGCTTATTTCCTAAACGGCTGACCATGCCAAATTAAACCAAACCAGAAATTAATGGCGTAAACCCGCCGGGCTTCTTTTTGCCCAAATTCAGGAGAAAACAATGAGAAATATTGAAACCCGAACCACCAAAACCGGACCAGATGATGCCGGGCTTAACCTGATGTTGACTGAGGCGCGTATGGAAGAACGCCGGGGCCGTGCGGATGTATTTGCTGCTCACCTGGAAAAACTGGCGGCGCATATCACCCGCGGCAAACTCAACGGCACCGAAGCTGCAGAGCTGCTGCGTAACGCTGCTGAAACCATCCAGAACGAAGCGCAGGAGATCCACTGATGGCTGATTCAATGGACCTCGTGCAGCAGCGCGTGGAAGAAGACCTCCAGCGCCACATCCACAACGCCCGCGCCAAAGTGCCGGGCGTTTCCCGTGTTCTCTGCATTGATTGCGATGCACCGATCCCGCCAGCTCGCCGCCGCGCTATTCCGGGCGTGCAGTGCTGCATCACCTGTCAGGAAATCGCTGAACTGAAAGGCAAACACTACAACGGAGGTGCTGTATGAGCACCATCCTGAAATGGGCGGGCAATAAAACCGCTGTCATGCCTGAGTTGATGCAGCATCTGCCTGCCGGTTCTCGCCTGGTTGAGCCGTTTGCAGGTTCTTGCGCTGTGATGATGGCGACAGACTATCCTCATTATCTTGTCGCGGATATTAACGCCGACTTAATCAACCTTTATCAGAAAGTTGTGCAGCACACTGAGGAATTAATTGCATGTGCGCTGGTATTTTTCAGTGAAGACAATAACGCTGAAAGTTATTACCAGCATCGCCTGCAATTCAATACTGATACGACGCTGACGGCGCTGGAGCGCGCGGCACTGTTTTTATATTTGAATCGCCATTGTTATCGCTGGCTATGCCGTTACAACCTGAGCGGGCAATTTAATGTTCCGTTTGGCAACTATAAAAAGCCCTATTTCCCTCACGCTGAAATCCTCACCTTTGCGGAAAAGGCCCGCCGGGCCACGTTCATCTGCGCCAGCTATGACGAAACACTGGCAATGCTGCAGGCGGGGGATGTGGTGTACTGCGATCCACCGTATGACGGCACTTTCACTGCATATCACACTGCAGGCTTTAATGAGGATGACCAGTATCACCTGGCCTCAATTCTTGAGCACCGCTCATCAGAAGGCCACCCGATTGTTGTTTCGAATAGTGATACCTCGCTGACGCGTTCGCTTTATCGCAACTTCATCCTGCACGGCATCACCACGAAGCGAAGCATGGGCGTTGACGCGGGAGAGGGTAAGTCCGCAGAGGAAATTATTGCTGTATCTAGGGTGCTGCGCTCCCGCCGCACTCATTCCACCCTTGTGCGGATTTGCCCAGGAATTGATGAGGCCAGGGCGTGACGGCAAGCAAATCTGTATCTCTGGCTCAACAAACAGCTGACGGCTCAAAAGAGGCCGCCGGGGTTTTCTCCTGGAGCGCCCCGAAAAAAGCAGTTAATCCATACCTTGACCCGGCAGAAGTAGCGCCGGGTTCAGCACTTTCAAACCTGATCACTCTGTACGCTGCCGACAATGAGCAGGAGCAGCTGCGCCGTGAGGCGCTGAGTGATGAGGTCTGGGAGCGTTACTTCTTCAATGAATCACGCGATCCTGTCCAGCGTGAAATGGAGCAGGACAACCTCATTAGCCGGGCAAAAATGGCCCGTGAGCAGCAGCGCGTTAATCCCGACCTGGTGATTATCGCTGACGTAAGTGCTGAGGCGTCCCACATCAGCAAGCCATTGCTGGAACGAATTAAATACTTTAATGGCCTGGGCCGGGCAAAGGCTTACTCCCGTTATCTGCGTGAAACTATCAGGCCATGCCTTGAACGCCTGACGCGGGTACGTGACAGCCAGGTGTCTGCCTCCTTCCGGTTCATGGCTAGCCATGACGGTCTGGAGGGGCTGCTGGTCCTGCCTGAAATGAATCAGGACCAGGTAAAACGCCTGTCTACACTGGTTGCGGCACACATGAGCATGTGTCTGGATGCGGCCTGCGGTGATCTTTTTGTCACGGACGACGTGAAACCAGAAGAAATCCGCCAGGCATGGGAAAGGGTGGCTGCGGAGACAATGCGGCTGGATGTTATCCCACCTGCGTTTGAGCAGCTGCGCCGAAAGCGCCGCCGTCGCAAGCCTGTGCCTTATGATCTCATCCCGGGATCGCTGGCGCGTATGCTCTGCGCAGATTGGTGGTATCGCAAGCTGTGGCAGATGCGCTGCGAATGGCGGGAGGAGCAGCTGCGCGCCGTTTGCCTGGTCAACAAGAAAGCCTCCCCGTATGTCAGCTATGAAGCTGTGATCCATAAGCGCGAACAGCGCCGCAAATCACTGGAGTTTTTCAAGTCGCATGAGCTGGTAAACGCCGACGGTGACACGCTGGACATGGAAGAGGTGGTGAACGCCAGCAACAGCAACCCGGCACACCGCCGCAACGAAATGATGGCCTGCGTCAAAGGGCTGGAACTGATTGCTGAAATGCGCAGTGACTGCGCCGTGTTCTATACCATCACTTGCCCGTCCCGCTTCCATGCCACCCTCAACAACGGCAGGCCAAACCCGAAATGGACCAGCGAAACGGTCCGGCAGAGCAGTGATTATCTGGTTGAAACCTTCGCTGCATTCCGCAAAGCCATGCACAAAGCCGGGCTGCGCTGGTATGGCATCCGGGTTGCAGAGCCGCATCATGATGGCACCGTGCACTGGCATCTGCTGTGCTTCATGCGCAAAAAAGACCGCCGCGCCATCACCGCGCTGCTGCGCAAATTCGCCATCCGCGAAGACCGCGAGGAGCTGGGGAAAAATACCGGGCCGCGTTTCAAGTCTGAGCTGATCAACCCGCGCAAGGGCACACCGACCAGCTACATAGCCAAATACATCAGCAAGAACATCGACGGGCGCGGGCTGGCTAAGGAAGTCAGCAAGGAAACGGGCAGATCACTGCGGGACAGTGCGGAGCACGTCACCGCCTGGGCGTCACTGCATCGCGTCCAACAGTTCCGTTTCTTCGGTATTCCGGGCCGCCAGGCTTACCGTGAGCTGCGCCTGTTGGCAGGCCAGGCTGGCAGAGCGCAGGGCGATAAAAAAGCAGGTGCGCCGGTTCTGGAAAATGCCCGTCTGGATGCCGTGCTGGCGGCTGCGGATGCGGGGTGCTTTGCCACTTACATCATGAAGCAGGGCGGCGTGCTGGTTCCCCGCAAACATCATCTTGTCAGAACGGCATATGAACTTAACGACGAGCCGAGCGCCTACGGCGATCACGGAATCCGAATTTATGGCATCTGGTCCCCGATTGTTGAGGGCCGGATCTGCACGCACGCAATCAAGTGGAAAATGGTTCGTAAAGCCGTTGACGTTCAGGAGGCGATAGCCGACCAGGGCGCTTGCGCCCCTTGGACTCGTGGCAATAACTGTCCCCCTGTTGAAAATTTGAACCACTCAGGGGGGGAAGTACCGGATATTACTCCCCTGGATGAAAAGGCGCTGCAGGACTATCTGCACGGAATGGGAAAAAAGGAGCGGCGGGAGCTGGTCGCCAGGCTCAGGCTGGTAAAACCGAAACCGAAAAAGACTTACAAGCAGGATATTTCTGAGCTGCAGCGCCTGCAACTGGAGTATGAGCTTAGGTCCAGAGGATTCGATGGCAGTGAGTTCGAGGAGAATTTACTTTTACGCGGCGGCAGCCTTCCGTCAGGGGGAGGGCTACGCATCTTTTACCAGAACGGGCGGCTGCGTGAGGATGACAAATGGCGGCAATATTATTGACATCTTAAGATTATTTCGTGCTTGTTCAATCTCAGGGCTTTCTTTTGGGAGGCCAAAAAGCATTTTACATTTAGAAACTGGTAATATACTGTATATATAAACAGTGTTTATACATGCAGTTATCTTGCGTGAGTGGCCATAGAAGGAGGGAAAATGCAGGATTATCTTTTGGAGTCATTGAAACTTCAGCGCATTGATTTTTTCATAAAGTTGGTAGCGGCAAGCGATTGCAACGAAGAAGAAAAGCGGCTGGCAATCCAGTGGGTTTCTGAGTTGACCGACGAGCTGATGGCGAAAATCCGCAATCATGAATACAGCCGAACAACGGGCGTAATCAACTAGGGAAATATTGTGCGTCTTGAAGTAATGAACGACAAATATACGAAAATTTGTCCGGTGCTGTTAAGAGTACTTAAATCCGATCATTACCAAAACTCTCACCATTTTCGCATAACAGCCATACGAATCCACTAAATCAAAGCCAATGGCATTTTAAGGGATAAAGGCAAAAGTGTGATTAAAATCATGCAGCATATCTGGGTAAGCGAGATTTGACTGCAACGACTATGTGGGTAGAGGCTTGTTTTAGCAATTTAAAAAGAGTTAGATAACAGAGAAGGGTGATGTCAATCAGATGTCACCTTGTTTTTGTTAAAATAAAAATTGGGCAAAAAAATGAAAATTAATAACTTAATGTTATCAATATCTCTTGCTTTAGCAGTCTCTGGCTGCGTACCACGTTCTCCTAACCCAAATGTCACCTCTATTGAAGTAGTTAAGCCTCCTGTTGGGCAAAGTGCCACAGCTTATATGGGCGATCCTATCATTACGTCTGCAACAGGGTTTAAAACGGATGTTCTAGAACTTGGAGCAGGCAATGGCGCGTTGTCTTCAATTGCTGCTGGAAGCTATTGCAGCGTTGGCAATGGCGTATATCGTAATTATCACAATCCTCAGGCGGTTGCGTTAAAAAATCTTTATGGACAGATTGGAAACTATGTTGATTATGTTAGTTACGACGCTGCCAAAAACGAGGTTTCGCCACCAAATGGTACTTCTTATACTGCCGCAGAAATATCTATCAAACGTGTTCCTGATGGCCTCTGCCGGGTAAGTAATTCATTGGTAAAAACTATCGAATACAATGGAAATGCTGGCGGGGTCATGAAGTTTACCTATCGAGAGTTTGCAAATGATATGGCTCGTGCTGCATTCACAACTGATTTTTCGATAGATTCGAAGGGTAGTGATGTAGTTGCTTATAAAGGCGCCAAGTTTAAAGTAAACAAAGCTGACAATTCGTCGATTTCTTATACAGTTATTTCTGGTTTTGATAAAGCTGCTGCTTTCTGAATGGGTGAGCGCGTTTAGTCAGTCTGATTTTTGTTGGCTCTTCTAAACATGCATGTCTATACCGCATGAAATCGCATGATCTTTCAAGGATCGTTTTTGCTCAGGCCCCCCACAACTGGCGGGCCTTTCCATTGTTCATGCTGATGCATGAAAATTACTACATAAAGCGGGCAGGCGTGGCGGGGCTACGAGCGCGCGGTTTTGGGTGAGGCGATCAGAAATGAGCGGTTTTAACCTTAGTTCCAGAGTTGGCTTTGCTCTGAAAACCCCTAAGTTATATGATGAGCAAAAATCGACAAAAAAGGCTCGGCTAATGGGTTTAGGATTAAAAGACGCTATTGTTCACACAGCTGCATTTCATCAGAAAGATGAGAACAAGTTACTTTTGCCAAACAACCACTGGCACCCCGGATTTATTACCGTATTAGCCGCTTATGTGAACCATCATCGGATTGCTGAGGAAAACTGTCCCTTATCTAGCCCTGACTACATGAGAGCCATAAATTTGCAGGGAGCGTTATGGGGACAGGACCAGTATCAGCAAGAGCGTGTTAATGTTGGGAGAAATTACAGTTTAGTTACTGCTCTAACGAATGTTGAGGCTGTGGATATCGCAACCAGTAGCATTAACAGTTGCGTAAGGCAGTTAACTTTCCCTGACCGTGACCCGCGCGATTATCCAAAGGGGCTTACGGACCTGACCCATGTTATAGGTGAGCTTCATGATAACGTCTGGTCACATGGTAAATCGACGGGCTTCTCCTTTGCACAGCGCTCGGCAGTTCCTTACACGCAAAGACAAGAGCATTATTTAGAGTTTTCTTTAGCTGATTGCGGGTTGGGCTTTCTGAGAGAGCTACGGCGAGCAGGCATTCCGGGTATCGAAACTCATCGTGATGCTATCGCATGGTGTATCCAGGAAGGGCATTCCTCTAAACATGCCGATCTGCAGGATGATTGGGCACAACAACTTCCTCAGGATTTTATGGGAGGGAGTATGTTTGGTAATGGGGTTGCTGTAAAAGAAAAAGACAATAACCATCAAGGGCTTGGATTGTACCACTTGATGGAATTGGTAAAAACATACAATGGGGAATTGCAACTGGCTACAGGAAATGTATGCTTAGAAGCAATTGGTGATGAAGTGAGCTACACTGAGTTACGTAATGATTGGCCGGGTGTTGCAATTTCATGCCGCTTTAAGATTCATCAACTGGCAGTAGATAACGATAACGAAGAAAATGACCCTCAGCTTATGGAAATCATGCGGGCGTTAGGAGGAGAGTAATGAACAAAATCGCATACAAGTTACCCGAGGGTGACCTGGCTTCGCGCAATCAGGCTATCCCCCAGCGACACAAGATTGAAGTTTTTATTAAAGAGGGGAGCTCAGTAGATTTGGATTTGAGCGGTGTTTATTCAATTTCCGAATCCTACTCTGATGAAATTTTTGGTGTGCTGGTTGTAAAATTCGGTGCTACCAAAGTCCTGAATCAGGTAAAGCTTAGAAACGCATCCCCTTCAATTCTAAAAAGTATTGCAAAGGTAATCCAACGTCGTAGTAATGAAGTTGCATCAAAGAAGGTGCATTCTGTTGGATTTGATGGCGCATATGCTGTTTGCTAACGCAAAGATGTAAAAAGGCGCTCTTAAGAGCGCCTTTTTTTGTTCTAATCCCGAGCATCTAAGATATATGGTTCGAAGCTAATCACTTCATCATCCAGCCAGTCGTTAACTTCCATCATCCGCTTCTGTAAAGACATCAGCTCATTACGTACGAACACCCGCGCAGCTTTTTCGACATCACCGAACCCGCCGGTATTCGTTGGAATAATCCCCATCAGTTGCGGCGGCACGCGATGAGCTGCCAGCATGTCATCACGGCTCACATTCTTGATGTTAAGAAACTCATCTTTCGCGGCGACTTCTGACAGCGGGATGATCTGAATGCCGTCTTTCTTGCCGTTCGGGCTGTACATAAACAGGTTGCGGAAGTTGCCTGGCCCTTTCGATTTTTTCAGCGCTTCGCGTATGTTGTCCACGTCTTTCTGATCGGCGGCGGGGTCGCTCATGTACATGATAAAACCAGCATGGCTACCGTTTAGGTAATACTTACGGCGAAACAGCGTGGCCGATTCATTCAGCAGGGCGGAGGGAATGGCGGAGAGGTATTCCGGCATCCCGTAAAGCTCCTGGTTAACGTCGGGTTCCATCAGATGAAACACGCTTCCCTCATCGAACTGATAGGGCTGCGAGTTGTAGCCATACTGTGCAAACCAGTAGGTGTCCTGGTCAATGCCACGACGGGTATATTTGGCAAGCGAGGCGCGCAGCTCCATGATCTGCCCTAACCGGTTCATGCGTTTTTCAAGGTAGGCATTACCGAATACCAGAAAGTCCTGGGCGAACCGGGAAAAGGCTTGTTTAGACAGCCAGCGATGAGGGATGAAGGTACTGGTAAGAATATTGCGTTTTACCTGAATAGCGCTGGAGTGATGCACGGCGGCGCGGTAAGTCCGCGCCAGGCCATCCATGCTGATCGGTGGTTCGTACCAGCGGTCTACCTGCACGCACTCCAGGTAATCAAATAACTCCCGGCGGTCCATCACGGGGATCGGATCGCCAAACGTAAACGCCTCCGCATGTGCATTACTGACCATGTTGGCCGTATCGGTGGCGGTCTGGCCGCGCGGTGCCTTGCTGCGGTTTTTGCTGTTAGCCATTAAAAAATCTCCACGATGTTGCTGGTACTGGCGGAAGCTCCTGCCAGTGGTTCGTTATAAAGTGCGTGCATGGTTGCCCAGGCTAAATCCGCATGGCTGGCTTCCTCTGTGCGGGCTGCTTCGTAGGTTGGCCGGTTGCCGCTGGCGGTGGTTGAGCGGCGAATGGACATAAAGGACTGCGCGATGTCCAGCATCCCCGCGTCAAACTCCAGACGGCGCCCGCTGATGATGTCGTAGGCTTTAAGCACCAGGGCATTTTTTACGGTCGGGTTGTAGACAAACTCACGCGCGGCAGGGAAGAACTGCTTAACCGTTTTGTAAACGCCATCGCCAACGCCGGTCGAGTCAATGCCTATGTAGGTCACGTTGTAGCGTCTGGTGATTTCCTCAATCGCTGAGGCCTGGGCGCGAAAGTCCATTCCGCGCCACTGGTGACGCTCAAGGATGCGGAATTTACCGCCGGGGACGACGGGAGGCGCAATGACCACGCAACCGGCGCTGTCACCGTTCTGCGTTCCTTTTGCCGGGTCATAGCCGATCCAGACAGGGTGGTATGCAAACGGACGCAGTAAAAGCGGTTCGAAATCGTCCCACACGTCCCAGCTGTCAACCATGCAGGACTGCAGCAACGCCAGCGGGAACACGGACGCCAGGTCGTCAACAAACTGACACATCAGCAGGTTGTTGTATTCGTCCGGGCTGTACTCCAGGCGCAGCTGGTCCAGGTCGAAAAGGTTACACCCGCCGTTTACTGCATCTTCGATGGTGACTATCTGGCGGTACTGGCCGTCAGGACATAAAACGCCGTGCGCCAGGCTACTGTGAGAAAGGTCAAATTCTACCCTGTCGGCTTTCGGGCGCCCTTTATTGAACAGGGCACCAGACCAGAACGGGTAGGCGCTGTGCGTCAGGCTGGAAGGAGTTGAGAAATAGGTCTGGCGCCACTTTTTGTGCAGCGCCATACCGGAGGCCACCTTGCGCAGTTCCTGGAATTTCGGTATCCAGAAATACTCATCAAGATACAGATTGCCGTGATAGCTCTGCGCGGTACGGGCATTTGTACCGAGGAAGTAAAGACAGGCACCGTTAGGCAGCACCATCGGATCGCCTTTCAGCTCAACGTCCACCTCTTTTGCGAAGTCAATGATGTACTGTTTAAAAACGTGCGCCTGCGCCTTACTCGCTGACAGAAAGATTTGATTTCGGCCCGTGGTGAGCGCATCTATCAACGCTTCCCGGGCGAAATAGTAGGTTGCACCGATCTGGCGTGACTTTAAGAGGTTGCGAATACGGTGCTTAACGCCAGCGTCCCACCAGTGGCGCTGGTACTCGAACATACCGGCGCGGAAAATCTCTTCCAGCTTTTCGATCTGCTCGTCGGTAAACAGGTTTTTTTCCGGCGGCTTGCGCGGGCCTTTATTACGGTTCGCCACGTTCGGATTCAGGTCTGCTTCATTCCCGCCATTGTTAAATTTGCCGATCCTGGCCTGTCGTTCTGACTGACGCGCCAGCAGGTCAATTTCTTTAAAGTCCTTTCCTTCCTTCTGCTCCTTCATGACGAGCTGGCAGTAACGTGCGGCGGTGGTGAGCTGCATCTGATCCAGTGGGCCATATTCGCCCCACTTATCGCGTTTTTTCCAGCTGTGAACGGTTGCAACTTTCTCGCCCAGCATTTCAGCAATGCGGGCTACGCGGTATCCCTGAAAGTACATCAGCATTGCCTGACGACGGGGATCGAGGTCTGCGGGGGTCAGTGTTGTCATGGCACAAACATACGGCCTCAAATCAGCACTTTCCCCGGCTTCGCATTGTGTGGGAGTTCGCACAAGCCCAACGCGTTGTTTACACGCGCCCATCACCGCAAACATAAGGCTCTGAACGTGTTACGAACTAACTAACCGGAGCCGGACCGATGGCAAAAAAATCTAAGCGTTTTCGTATTGGGGTCGAAGGGGCCACTACTGACGGGCGCATTATTGAGCGTGAATGGCTCACCCAGATGGCAGCGAGCTATAACCCGCAGGTATACACCGCGCTGATCAATATGGAGCACATCAAGGGCTTTACTCCTGATGGGCCCTTCCGTCGTTTTGGCATGGTGGAAAAGCTGGAAGCGGAAGAAATCACCGAAGGGGCATTATCCGGGAAAATGGCGCTGTATGGCTGGATTGCCCCGACTGACGATCTGGTCACGATGACCAGCAACTGGCAGAAGCTTTTCACCTCAATGGAAGTTAACACCAGCTTTGCCGATACCGGCTCCGCTTATCTGGTTGGCCTGGCGATTACTGACGATCCGGCAAGCCTCGGCACTGAAATGCTGCAGTTCAGCGCCAGCGCAGAACATAACCCCCTGGCGCGCCGCAAGCTGGACAAAGACAACCTGTTTACCGCTGCTGTTGAAACGCTGATCGAGTTTGAGGACGTGCCGGAAAAAACCAGCCTGTTTACCCGCGTGAAAGAGCTGTTGTCCCGCAAAGGCGCCGATGATAACGCCCGCTTTGCTGATGTGAATCAGGCTGTTGAAACCATCGCGCGTGAGCATCAGACGCTGGCGGAGCAGGTCAGCACCCATCAATCCGATTTCAGCAACAAGCTGAGCAATATGCAAAAGGTTGTTGATGAGACAACCAGCGCACTCTCCACCCTGCGTGAGCAGCTTTCCACTCAGGACAGCCGCAGCGAGCGCCGCCCTAATGCGACCGGCAATAACGGCGCAGAACAAACCACCGATTGCTGACGGAGCAAATGCACAATGAAAAAAGAGACACGTTTTAAATTCAACGGCTATCTATCGCAGCTCGCCAAACTCAACGGCGTATCTGTGATCGATATCACTTCGAAATATACGGCTGAGCCGTCAGTAGCGCAGACGCTGGAAACGAAAATCCAGGAGTCTTCCTCGTTCCTGCAGAAAATCAACATTGTCCCGGTTGATGAGCAGTCCGGCGAGCGTCTGGGGCTGGGTATTGGTTCCAGTATTGCCGGAAATACTGATACCACCCAGAAAGACCGTGAACCCGTTGATCCGACTTACATCGACGGTGAAGGGTACAAGTGTACCCAGACCAACTCTGATACGGCGCTGCCCTATGCGAAGCTGGATTTATGGGCCAAATTCCAGGACTTCCAGACGCGCATCCGTGACGCCATCATTACCCGCCAGGCGCTTGACCGCATCATGATCGGCTTCAACGGCGTGAAGCGTGAGAAAACGTCAGACCGCGCGACCTATCCACTGCTGCAGGATGTGAATATCGGCTGGCTGGAAAAAATCCGCCAGGAGAAACCCGTTCAGGTGATGGATAAGATCGTGTCCGAAGGCGAGGTGATTTCTCAGACTATCCGTGTCGGTAAAGGCGGTGATTTCCTGAATCTGGACGCACTGGTTATGGGCGCCGTGAATGAGAAAATCGCGCCGTGGTATCAGGAAGATACGGAGCTTGTGGTTATCGTCGGGCGCCAGTTACTGGCGGATAAATATTTCCCGATCGTCAACCGTGACCAGCCAAACAGCGAAGCGCTGGCGGCAGATCTCATCGTCAGCCAGAAGCGTATCGGCAACCTCCCGGCCGTTCGTGCGCCGTTCTTCCCGGCGAATGCCATGCTGATCACCCGCCTGGATAACCTGTCTATTTACTGGCAATCAGGCTCCCGCCGCCGTTCGGTCATCGACAATCCTAAGCGTGACCGCGTGGAGAACTTCGAGTCCGTTAACGAGGCGTATGTTGTCGAAGATTACGACGGCGTTTGCCTGGTTGAGAACATCGAACTGTTGCCCGTGCAGGCAGATGGCAATGCCAGCCCAGCGCTGACAACTGAAACCATCCAGGAAATCGTCACGGCAGCGGTGAAAGGCGCGCTTGATGCGCAGGCAGCTGGCGGTGCTGGCGCCGGAGCGTGATAAATGAATCCGTTCCGTGCTCACACTCAGTATGTACAGGCACAGGATGCCGCCCGGCAGGGCGGCAGTAATGCCAGCCTGACGGGCTACAACCAGATGCTGTTACAGCTGACAGAACACCGCAGGCGCCTTAAAACCGTCCAGTCAAATGAGCGCAAGGCTCAGCTCAAACGTGAGTTTCTTCCCGCTTATGCCTCATGGATTGCCGGTTTACTGGATGCTGACGCGTCAGGCCAGGACGACGTGGCGATGTACGTCATGATCTGGCGCATTGATGCCGGAGACTATATCGGCGCGCTGGACATTGCCCGTCATGCCATTAAACACGGCTGGGTCCTGCCGCAGCGATTCAACCGGACCTGCGGGACCGCTGTTGCGGAAGAGTTTGCCGACGCGGCAATGCGCGCTTTTTCTGCCGGTGAATCATTCAGTGCCGCCATTCTTACCCAGGTGCTCGATATCGTTGAAGGTCAGGATATGCCGGATCAGTCCCGCGCCCGACTTCATAAGGCGATGGGCTACGCGCTGCGGGATAACGATCAGGCAGTGGCGGCACTTAACCATCTGAAGCGTGCCCTGCAGCTGGATAACAGTTCTGGCGTCAAAACCGAAATCAACAAGCTTGAAAGCCGATTGCGACAGGCAATGTCGGCTTAACGAATCGTGCCAACGCGCGGGGCGGCACGGGGTGGCGACAGGCTTTATGCCGCGTCAAAACCCCGTCCACCGCCCAACTATTTGGGAGTGCCAGAAATATGCAATTCGTTTCGCCGGAACAGGCCGGGGAAAGTACCCAGGACGTTATTAAAAACACCAGTTTCTGGCCTGATGTCAGGGTTTCAGAGTTCCGCCGTGATATGCGCATGGATGGGAGTGTCACCGATCCGCGCCTGCGTCTGGCGTTGCTGACAGCGATTGCTGAAGTTAACGCCGATCTTTATGAGTTCCGCGAGAAACAACGGGCGCAGGGGTATGCGAGCCTGGCCGACGTCCCTGCAGATGTGATCGACGGCGAAAGCCAGCGGCTCATGCTGTATCGCCGTGCGGTGTTTTGCTGGGCAAAAGCAAACCTGGTTGAGCGCTATCGCGATTTTGACGCAACCGGCGACGGAAGCAAGAAAGCTGAAGATATCGAAACAACCTTAGGCGAGCTGTGGCGCGATGTGCGCTGGGCGGAGTCCCGCCTGCGCGATATGCCGCATATGACGGTGGAGCTGATTTGATGAAAGTGCGTGCGCATCAGTATGACACGGTGGACGCACTCTGCTGGCGCCATTACGGGCGCACGCAGGGAGTCACTGAACAGGTGCTGCAGGCGAATCCGGGGCTGGCTGAGTATGGCCCCTTTTTACCGCACGGGCTGCAGGTGGAGCTGCCGGACATTACGGCGTCAACCACTGCGCAGACTGTCCAGTTATGGGACTGAACTATGACGCTTGAACGAATCAGCGCCTTTATCACTTACTGCGTTGCCCTGCTTCTGGCATGGCTCGGCGATTTGTCTCTTAAAGATGTGTCGACCATCACCGGTCTTGCGCTGGGGATTATTACTGCAGCGGTGACCTGTTATTTACGCTGGAAAGCCTACCAGCTGCTGCGGGACGGCAGAATATCCAGGGGGGAATATGAGTCCTTCAATCGTTAAGCGTTGCCTGGTCGGCGCGGTGCTGGCGATTGCCGCCACGCTGCCGGGCTTTCAGTCGCTTCATACCTCCGTCGAGGGGCTGAAACTGATTGCTGATTTCGAAGGGTGTCGCCTCCAGCCATACCAGTGCAGCGCCGGGGTATGGACTGACGGGATCGGCAATACGTCCGGGGTAGTACCGGGCAAAACCATAACGGAGCGACAGGCCGCGCAGGGGCTGATTAATAACGTGTTGCTGACGGAAAAAAGGATTGAAGCCTGCCTGCAGGTTAAGCCACCTCAGCATGTTTACGATGCCCTGATCAGTATCGGTTTTAATGTCGGAACGGGGGCCATCTGCCGGTCAACAATCGTTTCTTACATCAATCGCCAGCAATGGTGGCAGGCGTGCAACCAGCTCCCCCGCTGGATTTATGTAAATGGTCAACGGAATAAAGGGCTGGAAAACAGGCGCGCCCGTGAGCTTGCCTGGTGTCTTAAAGGGGCAGGGGCATGACGCGCGCGCTGGCGGTGATCCTGGCTCTGGTGCTGGCATTGCTGGGCTGGCAGTCATGGCGGCTTAACAATGCCGGTCACACCATCGGGACGCAGGCTGAGGCGCTTAAAAAGAACAAGCAGGAGCTGGCGAAGAAAAACAGCCAGCTCATCAGCCTGTCCATTCTTACCGAAACCAACAGCCGGGCGCAGATGCAACTTTATGCTGCAGCGGAGGAGACTTCCTCGCTGTTGCGGAGTCGCCAGCGCCGGATCGAGGAGCTAAAACGTGAAAACGAGGATTTACGCCGCTGGGCTGACACTCCTTTGCCTGCTGACATTATCCGGCTGCGGGAGCGCCCGGCCCTCGCCGGAGGTGCAGCTTACCGTGAGTGGTTGTCCAAAAGTGACGCAATGCCGCCTGGACAGGTCAGCGCCGCGCAGTAATGGGGATTTGAACCAGGTGCTGGATGAGACTGAGGCCGCCTGGGCAGTATGTGCCGACAAAGTGGACACGATCATAGCGTGTCAGGAGCGAGACAGTGAACAAGCCGCAGTCCTTACGCAACGCCCTGAATAAATCGGTGGCGTATGTCCGTGACAGCCCGGACAAACTGCACCTTTTTGTTGATAACGGTTCGCTGGTCGCAACCGGCGCCCGTTCAATGTCATGGGAATATCGCTACACCCTGAATGTGGTGATTGAAGACTTTAGCGGCAACCAGAATTTAGTGATGGCGCCCGTATTGCTCTGGTTAATGACCAATCAACCGGACGCTATCAACAACCCGGAGCTGCGCGAAAAACTTTTTACCTTTGACGTCGATATCCTGAGCAACGATCTGTGTGATATCAGCCTCAATCTGCAGCTCACGGAGCGCGTGATTGTCAGCACAGACGGCACCGTATCGAGCGTTGAAGCGGCGCCGGAACCCGACGTACCCGAAGAAATGTGGACGGTGAAACGTGGATGACCTGCAGAGGGTGGATGACTGGCTGGCGGCCCTGCTGGCGAATCTGGAACCGGCAGCCCGCAACCGTATGATGCGACAGCTGGCGCAGGAGCTGCGCCGGTCGCAACAGCAAAATATCAGGCTGCAGCGCAATCCAGACGGCACCACCTTTGAGCCGCGCCGGGTGACGGTCAGAAGTAAAAAGGGGCGCATCAAGCGCCAGATGTTCGCCAAATTGCGCACCACTAAATACCTGAAAACCGCAGCCACTGCGGACTCTGCCAGCGTGCAGTTTGATGGGAAAGTCCAGCGCATCGCCCGTGTTCACCATTATGGTCTGCGTGATCGAGTCAGACGCAACGGCCCGGAGGCCCGGTACCCGGCACGCCGTCTTTTGGGCGTGAATGATGAGGTAGAAACCATCACCCGTGACACGCTGTTGCGCTGGCTGTCGGAGTGAAATTTGTGTCACGGACGGCACAAAACCCAACGCTGCCTCCCTTTTCCCTCTGATGGCAACCTTTCGTTATGAACGCACAACTAACCGAAATCATGCGCCTTATCACCAACCTGATCCGCACCGGCACCGTAACCGAAGTGGACCGGGAAAACTGGCTGTGCCGGGTGAAAGTGGGCGAGCTTGAAACCAACTGGATTAACTGGCTGACACTGCGCGCAGGCGGTGCCCGTACATGGTGGTGCCCGTCGCCGGATGAGCAGGTGGTGGTGCTGAGTATGGGCGGCAATCTGGAAACCGCTTTTGCCTTACCTGCGATCTATTCCAACCAGTTCGCCCCGCCGTCGGACTCTGTGGACGGCTCCGTAACGGAATACCCGGACGGTGGGTGGTTTGAATATGAACCAGCGACCGGCCGCTGGCATGTGCGGGGCATCAAATCCATGGTGATCGAGGCTGCAGATAACATAACCCTGAAAACGGGGGAATTTGTGGTGGAAGCAAGCAACACGCGCATAAACAGCGAAGTGGTGATCAATGGTGGCGTCACCCAGGGCGGCGGCGCCATGAGTTCTAACGGGATCGTAGTTGATAAACACGGTCATACCGGCGTTAAATCCGGCGGTGATACATCGGGAGGCCCGGTATGACGCTGTATATCGGCATGAGTCAGGGCCACGGCAGGGCCATTACCGACACGGACCACCTGCGCCAGTCGGTCCGGGATATTCTGCTGACCCCGCAGGGGAGCCGCATTGCCCGGAGGGAATACGGCTCGCTTCTGTCTGAACTGATAGACCAGCCGCAGAACCCGGCGCTGCGCCTGCAGGTTATGTCTGCGGTCTATGTGGCTCTGAGTCGCTGGGAGCCACGGCTTACCCTGGATTCCATCACCATAAACAGCAGTTTTGATGGTTCGATGGTGGTTGAGCTTACCGGCCAGCGCAACAACGGCGCGCCCGTTTCCCTTTCGGTATCAACAGGAGCAGACAATGGCAGTGATTGACCTTTCCCAGCTGCCCGCGCCGCAGATAGTGGACGTGCCGGATTTTGAGACGCTGTTGGCTGAGCGTAAGGCCGCTTTTGTGGCCCTTTATCCTGCGGATGAGCAGGACGCCGTACGGCGCACGTTGGCGCTGGAATCTGAACCCGTCACCAAGCTGCTACAGGAAAGCACCTACCGCGAAATCCTGCTACGCCAGCGTATTAACGAGGCTGCGCAGGCGGTGATGGTGGCCTATTCGGTGGGAAATGATCTTGAGCAGCTGGCAGCCAACTGCAACGTGAAACGCCTGACGGTAGTGCCTGCTGATAATGATGCGGTACCGCCGGTCGCCGCCGTGATGGAAGATGATGAGGTGCTGCGCCAGCGCATCCCTGCTGCGTTTGAGGGGCTGTCGGTTGCTGGCCCGACGGGAGCCTATGAATTTCACGCCAGAAGCGCGGACGGGCGCGTGGCAGATGCCAGCGCAACCAGCCCGGCACCGGCGGAGGTGGTGCTTACCGTACTGAGCCGTGAGGGTGACGGTACGGCAGAGGCTGATCTGCTGGCGGTGGTGGAGCAGGCGCTTAACAGCGAGAACGTGCGTCCGGTGGCAGACCGCCTGACGGTGCGCAGTGCCGAAATAATCCCGTACAGCGTGGATGCGACGATTTTTCTTTACCCGGGGCCGGAAGCTGAGCCGGTGATGGCGGCGGCAAAAGCCAGCCTGCAAAAGTACATCGCCAGTCAGACACGGCTGGGCCGTGATATCCGTCGCAGCGCGATTTATGCCGCGCTGCACGTTGAGGGCGTCCAGCGTGTGGAGCTGGCCTCCCCGCTGGCAGATGTTGTGCTGGATAAGACGCAGGCGGCGTCCTGTACGGAATGGAGCGTGACCAACGGGGGCACGGATGAATAGCCTGCTGCCGCCCGGTTCATCTCCGCTTGAGCGCCGACTGGCGCAGACCTGCAACGGTATTTCCGATCTGCAGGTGCCGCTGCGCGATTTGTGGAACCCGGCAACGTGTCCGGTCAGCTTTCTGCCGTATCTGGCGTGGGCGTTTTCCGTTGATCGCTGGGACGAAAGCTGGGCGGAAAACGTCAAGCGCCGCGTGGTGCAGGATGCTTTCTACATCCATCAGCACAAGGGGACAACCAGCGCCGTGCGGCGCGTGGTGGAGACGTTCGGCTTCCTGATCCGCATCATTGAGTGGTGGCAGACCGGCGAGCAACCGGGCACGTTTCGCCTGGACATTGGCGTGCAGGACCAGGGCATCACGGAAGAAACCTATCTGGAACTGGAGCGCCTGATCGGTGACGCCAAGCCGTGTAGCCGCCATCTGATCGGCATGTCCATCAACCTGCAGACCAGCGGTCCCTATTTTGTGGGGGCAGCCACCTACACCGGCGAGGAAATCACGATTTACCCGTATATCAACGAAACCATTATTTCTGGCGGCACCGCTTACGAGGGCGGGGCGGTCCATGTTATTGACACAATGAGAGTGAATCCATGAGCGCAAAATTTTATACCCTGCTGACGGATATCGGCGCGGCGAAACTGGCAAGCGCCGCCGCGCTCGGTGTCCCGTTGAAAATTACCCAGATGGCGGTGGGCGACGGTGGCGGCGTGCTGCCGACTCCAAGCGCGCAGCAGACAGCGCTGGTTGCTGAAAAACGCCGCGCTTCCCTCAATATGCTGTACATCGATCCGCAGAACAGCAGTCAGATTATTGCTGAGCAGGTGATCCCCGAAACTGAGGGCGGTTGGTGGATTCGTGAGGTAGGTCTGTTCGATGACACCGGCGCTCTGATTGCCGTCGGTAACTGCCCTGAGAGCTACAAGCCGCAGCTGGCGGAAGGGAGCGGGCGCACGCAGACCGTGCGAATGGTACTGATTACCAGCAGCACCGATAACATCACCCTGAAAATTGACCCCGCTGTGGTTCTGGCAACCCGCAAATATGTGGATGACAAGGTGCTGGAACTTAAGGTGTATGTGGATGACCTGATGGCAAAGCATCTTGCTGCTGTTGATCCTCATTCGCAGTATGCACCAAAAGACAGTCCGACTCTGACAGGCATGCCTAAAACGCCAACGCCACCGGCAGGAAACAACAGCACCCTGATTGCCAGTACAGCCTTTGTACAGGCCGCTATTCTTGCCCTGATAGGTGGCGCACCGGCAACGCTGGATACGCTGAAAGAAATTGCGGCAGCTATCAATAATGATCCGAATTTCAGTACCACCATTAACAATGCGCTGGCACTGAAAGCACCGCTGGCAAGCCCGGCCCTGACCGGAACGCCAACGGCTCCTACTGCTGTTCAGTCAACGAATAATACGCAGATTGCCACTACCGCGTTTGTGAAATCTGCCGTTGCGGGGCTGGTCGGTTCGTCGCCGGAGGCGCTGGATACACTGAATGAACTGGCGGCAGCGCTGGGAAATGATCCTAACTTTGCGACAACGGTGATGAACGCGCTGGCGGGGAAACAGCCTCTCGATGCCACTTTGACTAACCTCAGCGGGAAAAGCGTTTCAGCCCTTCTACAATACCTTCAATTGGAAGAAACGGTAAAAAAAGCTGACGGTGCTATTCAGAAGTCCGGTGGCAACATGGAAGGACCGCTTGGTCTGACACGAACATCTTCATTTGGTGTGGCTACCGAGAACACGCTCGGTGGAAATTCCATTGCCATCGGTGACAGCGATTCAGGGTTTAAGTCAAATGGTGACGGTAACATTGCGCTGATGGCAAATAGTGTTATTGCCGGGTATTTTTCGGAAAATGAATTACAGCATCACGGAAAGGTACTGACAAAAATCTTTCAGGCTATTTCAACCGGAAACGCGACAGAGGGGGCTGGAGGGCTTGGTTCTCAACTTGCCAGCGGAGCACCATTTTATAGCCCGAAAATAGTGCGTCAAAATAATGATAACAATTACTTTCCTTTATGGAAGCAAATTGTAAGCCTTCAATCGGGTTATCCGGTAGCTGCGTCAATGGGATTACTCACTACAGGTGAGCCGAATTTCCCACAGATTGTGCTCCATGCGAAAACAGATTTTGAGGTTAACGATAAACTTTGGGTTTTTGATGTTGCAACAGGTGAGCTGCGCTCTCCAGCACCAATTAAAGCTGGAGGGGCTATTTTAAACACAAACGGAGATGTTAGTGGCTCCGCATGGGGTGGGGCGCTAACAAACTGGCTCAATAGTCAACTCGCTACTCGCGACGCAAATATTAATGCGCGTGCCACGGTAGACTGGGTTAACAGCAATTTTAATAAGAAAAGCACGGCTACATTAGGATTCTCAGGCTGGAGTCGTGATGAGTCAACTGGACTGATTATGCAGTGGGGTAATGTGGATAATGCTAGAGGGACCTACACATTTCCGCGAGCATTCAATCAGACCTGCTTTGCAGTCTTTGCGACAAACAAAGATGGACAGGGGGGCGCGATTGATAATGCTTATGGTTATCCTGTAAGCAATACACAATTCTTCCTTGCCAGTAAGGCAAATTCAGGACAAGACACCGCTTATGGCATTTCATGGTTTGCACTGGGGTACTGATAATGACTGAACAATATTACTACAGCTATTCGGCGAAGGGCTTTTTCTGGCTGAGTGCAGATGAACTTAAGGGAAACGATATTCCCGCTGATCTGATACCCGTCAGCGAGGAAGAGCACGCCGCACTGTTCCTCGGTCAGGAGCGGGGTAAATACATTAACCATACACCTGATGGGCCAGTTCTGGTTGACCAGCCGGATTACTCGCCAGAAGAACTCATTGCGCAGGCGGAAAGCAAAAAGTCACGTCTAATGCAGACGGCTAACGCAGAGATTGCTCCATTGCAGGATGCAGTTGATTTGGGGATTGCGACGACAAAAGAAACTGTCGCACTCACCGAGTGGAAGAAATACCGCGTCCTGCTTAACCGTGTGGATACCAGTAAAGCGCCGGATATTAACTGGCCCAATCCGCCCGAAGATTAACCCTGTCCCCGCACCTGCGGGGATTTTTTTACCCCTTCCATTGTGTCATTCCCCACACATAGCCCACTACGTGCGCCGCGTGCATATCAACCAGAACATAGGCATACCCCCTGTAAACCGGAGAGACTGCCTTATGGCTCAGGATTACCACCACGGAGTGCGCGTTGTTGAAGTCAACGAGGGCACCCGATCCATTACCACGGTGAGCACCGCCATCGTGGGCATGGTCTGCACCGGCGATGATGCTGATGCTTCCATGTTTCCCCTCAATAAGCCGGTCCTGCTGACCGATGTGCTGACTGCCAGCGGTAAAGCGGGCGAGTCCGGCACGCTGGCCCGTTCGCTGGATGCGATTGCAGACCAGGCTAAACCCGTGACCGTCGTTGTGCGCGTGGCGCAGGGCGAAACCGAAGCGGAAACCACCTCCAACATTATCGGCGGCGTGACCGCTGACGGTAAAAAAACAGGCATGAAAGCGCTGCTTTCGGCGCAGTCGCAACTCGGCGTCAAGCCGCGTATTCTCGGCGTGCCGGGACACGACACGCAGGCGGTAGCTACTGAGCTGCTGAGCGTGGCGCAGAGTCTGCGCGGGTTTGCCTACCTGTCCGCCTACGGCTGCAAAACGGTGGAAGAAGCGATTGCCTACCGTGACAATTTCAGCCAGCGCGAGGGGATGCTGATCTGGCCTGACTTCATCAACTTTGACACCGTGCTGAATGCAGATGCGACGGCTTACGCCTCCGCCCGTGCGCTCGGCCTGCGCGCCAAAATTGACGAGCAGACCGGCTGGCACAAAACCCTGTCCAACGTGGGCGTGAACGGCGTCACCGGCATTTCCGCCGATGTGTTCTGGGATCTGCAGGACCCGGCAACCGATGCGGGACTGCTGAACCAGAACGACGTCACCACGCTTATCCGCAAAGACGGCTTCCGCTTTTGGGGTTCCCGTTGCCTCAGTGACGATCCGCTTTTTGCCTTTGAGAACTACACCCGCACGGCGCAGGTGCTGGCTGACACCATCGCAGAAGCACACATGTGGGCGGTGGATGGCGTGCTCAACCCGTCGCTGGCCCGTGACATTATCGAAGGTATCCGAGCCAAGCTGCGCAGCCTGAAAACGCAGGGCTACATCATCGGCGCAGACTGCTGGCTGGATGAGTCGGTGAACGATAAAGACTCCCTGAAAGCCGGGAAGCTCACTATCGACTACGACTACACGCCGGTGCCGCCGCTTGAAAACCTGATGCTGCGCCAGCGCATCACCGATCAGTACCTGCTGGATTTCTCCAGCCAGGTCAGCGCGTAAGGGGACACCATGGCTTTACCACGCAAGTTAAAACACCTGAACCTGTTCAACGACGGGAACAACTGGCAGGGGATCGTTGAGTCTCTGACCCTGCCGAAATTCACCCGCAAGTTTGAGAAGTATCGCGGCGGCGGTATGCCGGGCGCGGTGGACGTGGATATGGGGCTGGATGACGGCGCACTGGACACGGAATTTTCAATCGGCGGCACCGAACTGCTGTTATTCAAGCAGATGGGCAAGGCAACCGTTGACGGCATCCAGCTGCGTTTCACCGGCTCCATTCAGCGTGACGATACCGGCGAAGTGCAGGCCGTTGAGCTGGTTGTGCGCGGGCGTCATAAAGAAGTGGATTCCGGCGAGTGGAAAACCGGCGAGAGCAGCACCACCAAGGTCAGCAGCACCAACAGCTACGCGAAGCTGACTATTAACGGCGAAGTGCTCTATGAGGTCGATCTGGTCAACATGGTTGAAATCGTTGACGGCGTGGACCTGATGGAAGAACACCGTAACGCCCTCGGCCTCTGATTAACCTTAACGGCGCGGGCAGCCGCGCCAGTAGTTTATTAACAGGAAAAGAACATGAGCGACAAACTGACTGAAAAGACCGTAAAACTGGATACTCCCATCATGCGCGGTAAAACTGAAATTACCGAAATTGTGCTGCGCAAGCCGCAGTCAGGCGCACTGCGTGGCACCCGTCTGCAGGCCATTATGGATATGGACGTGGGCGCGATGATGACGATTATTCCCCGCATCTCCACGCCCGCGCTGACCGCTCAGGAAATGGCTGAAATGGACCCCGCAGATCTCACCGCGCTGTCGGTTGAGGTGGTCACTTTTTTGTTGAAGAAATCGGTGCTTGCCGGTTTGCCGACAGCCTGACGGTAGAAGACCTGGTGGCTGATATCGCCACCATTTTTCACTGGCCGCCGTCCGTCACTGACGTTATGCCGCTGACCGAAGTGCTGGAGTGGCGGCATAAAGCGATTCAGAGAAGCGGGGCTAGCGATGAGTGACACTAACCTGCGTTTGCAGGTAATTCTAAATGCGGTTGATAAACTCACCCGCCCATTCCGATCAGCGCAGGCCAGTTCTAAAGAGCTGGCTACCGCTATTCAGCAAAGCCGCGCAAGATTAAAAGAACTGGACGCCCAGGCGGGCCGTATTGACGGTTTCCGCAAGGCAAGCGCGCAGCTGGCCGTCACCGGCAACAGTCTTAAAGCCGCACGCGAAGAAGCGGCGAAGCTTGCCACGCAGTTCTCGGCCACTAACCGGCCGACGGCGGCGCAGGCGCGTCTGCTGGAGCAGGCAAAAAACCGCGTTAACGAGCTGCAGAGCAAATACAACGGCCTGCGTCAGTCGGTGCAGCGTCAGCGCCTTGCGATCAATGAGGCCGGGCTGGACACCAAAAAGCTGAGCAGTGCCCAGCGTGAGCTGCGGCAGAATGCCGACGAAACCCGGCAGGCGCTGGACCGACAGCAGAAATCCCTTAAACGCCTGGGTGAGCAGCAGGCCCGTATGAACGCCGTCCGCGATCAGTATTCGCGGCGTCTTGAGGTGAGGGATCGTATCGCGGGCGCGGGAGCAACGACTACTGCCGCCGGGCTGGCGATGGGCACGCCGGTGATGGCAGCCGTTAAAAGCTATGCCAGCATGGAAGATGCCATGAAAGGCGTGGCAAAGCAGGTTAACGGGCTGCGGGACGACAACGGCAACCGAACAAAACAGTTTTACGACATGCAGGATGCCATCAAGGCCGCCAGTGAACAGCTGCCGATGGAGAATGGCGCCATCGACTATGCCGCGCTGGTTGAAGGTGGCGCCCGCATGGGCGTGACAAACCAGAACGATTCTTACGAAGACCAGAAGCGTGACCTGCTGGCCTTTGCATCCACTGCAGCAAAGGCCGCAACGGCATTCGAGCTGCCCGCTGATGAGCTGGCGGAGGGGCTGGGGAAAATCGCGCAGCTGTATAAAGTGCCGACCCGTAATATTGAACAGCTTGGCGATGCCCTGAACTACCTGGACGATAACGCCATGTCGAAGGGCGCGGATATTATCGACGTGCTGCAGCGCATGGGGGGCGTGGCTGACCGCCTGGACTATCGAAAGGCGGCAGCCCTCGGTTCCACGTTCCTGTCTCTTGGCGCTGCGCCTGAAGTGGCAGCCAGTGCTGCAAATGCGATGGTGCGCGAGCTATCTATTGCTACCCAACAGAGCAAAAGTTTCTACGAAGGAATGGAGCTACTGAAGCTGAACCCAGAGAAGATCCAGAAGGATATGACTCGTGATGCGATAGGGACTATCCAGTATGTGCTTGAGAAAGTAAACAGCCTGCCTAAGGACAAGCGGCTTAGTGCAATGACGTTAGTATTTGGTAAAGAGTTTGGTGATGATGCAGCGAAACTTGCGAACAATCTGCCGGAGCTCCAGCGACAGCTGAAGCTGACTGCTGGGAGCGATGCTAACGGATCAATGCAGAAAGAATCTGATATCAACAAAGACTCTTTATCTGCGCAGTGGTTGTTGGTGAAAACTGGAACGCAAAATGTTTTTAGCAGCCTGGGTGAAACACTGCGTGCTCCGCTGATGGAAATCATGGATGCCGTCAAGCGCGTTACTGGTGTGATGCGCCGTTGGGTAGAAGCCAACCCGGAACTAGCGGGCCGGTTAATGAAGATTGCCGCCGTGGTGGCATCGGTGACGTTGGCACTCGGAACACTGGCTATTGCGATGGCAGCTGTTCTGGGGCCGCTGGCATTATTGCGCTTTGGGATGAAATCGCTGGCTATCACTGGGCTGGGTCGGTTTGGTCCACTTCTTGGACGGTTAAGCCAGGCATTTACATCATTTGCACCCGGTTTATTCCAGTCCGGCGATGCACTGAAAAAATTGCTCGGGCTGTTTTCGGGAAATGAAGCGGGCGAAACGGTTAACTGGATAAGCCGTATCCGAGAGGCTCTCAGCGGCGGCGGGGATGATGACGGTGGCGGTATTCTGGATGCGTTCCGCGACGGGGCACTGGATAAAATCAAAGAGCATGCCCAGCAGGCGGGTGAAAATCTGGTGTCCTCTTTTCGTAACCCCGGCGAAGCGGTCCGCCTGCTCGGTACGAAAATTCGCGGGCTGGCAAGTGCTGCCTTTGCACCGTTGGTTACTTCGGTAAGGGGGGCTGGGGGGGTGATTAGATGGCTCGTCATGTCACCGTTTGCGTTGTTGCGTGCAGCTCTGGTGGGCGTTGGCAGCGTGCTTGGGGTATTGCTCAGTCCGATAGGTCTGGTTGTGGCTGCGCTGGCTGGCGTGGCGCTGGTCGTCTGGAAATACTGGCAGCCGATCAGCGCATTTTTGGGTGGTGTGGTGGAGGGATTCAAAGCCGCTGCTGCACCGATATGTGCTGCCTTTGAGCCATTGCGACCTGTTTTTCAGTGGATTGGCGACAAGGTGCAGGCTTTGTGGGGGTGGTTCACTGATTTGCTTACGCCGGTTAAATCCACTTCCGAAGAACTGAACAGCGCAGCTGCAATGGGCCGCAGGTTTGGTGAGGCACTGGCGGAAGGTCTGAATATGGTGATGCACCCGCTTGAGTCTCTCAAGTCAGGCGTGTCGTGGTTGCTGGAAAAACTCGGCATCGTCAGTAAGGAAGCGGCAAAAGCGAAACTACCTGAACAGGTTACACGACAGCAGCCTGCTACGGTGAACAGTGACGGTAAGGTGGTGTTGCCGCCTGGCGGATTTCCGTCGATGGGGTTTGCAGGCATGTATGACAACGGTGGCACGATCCCGCGTGGTCAGTTTGGCATCGTTGGGGAGAACGGCCCAGAAATAGTGAACGGTCCCGCAAATGTGACCAGCAGACGGCGCACTGCTGCGCTGGCTTCCGTCGTTGCAGGCGTCATGGGCGTAGCGGCAGCGCCTGCAGAGGCTGCTCCACTACATCCTTACAGTCTGCCTACTGTGGCATATAAACAAAGCCAGCCAGCGAAATCAGCCAGCGCGCCGCCTGTGATGCACTTTGAAACTCACGCGCCGATCACTATCTATGCTCAGCCAGGGCAAAGTGCGCAGGATATTGCCCGTGAAGTGGCGCGGCAGCTCGACGAGCGTGAACGCAGGGCCAGGGCTAAAGCACGCAGTAATTTCAGCGATCAAGGGGGATATGAATCATGATGATGGTGCTGGGGTTATATGTCTTCATGTTGCGTACAGTGCCATATCAGGAGCTGCAGTATCAGCGCAGCTGGCGACACGCTGCGAACAACCGGGTGAACCGTCGTCCGTCAACGCAGTTCCTTGGGCCGGATAATGACTCGCTCACGTTATCTGGCGTACTGCTGCCGGAAGTCACCGGCGGCAGGCTGTCATTGCTGGCGCTGGAGTTGATGGCGGAGCAGGGAAAAGCCTGGCCTCTGATTGAAGGAAGTGGAACCATTTACGGTATGTTTGTGATTGAAAGTCTGAGCCAGACCAAAACGGAGTTTTTTGCAAGCGGCATGCCTCGACGCATTGAGTTTACGATTACCCTCAAACGGGTTGATGAGTCGCTGTCTGACTTGTTCGGGAGCCTGAGTGACCAGCTGAGCAACCTGCAGGATTCTGCAGCCTCTGCAGTTGGGGGAATTAAAAACACAGTTGGAGGGTTGCTGCAGTGAATTTTAATTCTGATCTCCTGAACCTTAACAGCAAAAGCCCGGCTTTCAGTATCACCATTGAAGGTAAGGACGTGACTGCCGCGCTGGATGCGCGTCTGATGAGTCTGACGCTCACCGATAACCGGGGTTTTGAAGCGGACCAGCTTGATCTGGAGCTGGACGACGCCGACGGGCAGATCGTTCTGCCGCGACGTGGTGCCGTTATTCAGCTGGCGCTGGGATGGAAGGGCCAGCCGCTTTTCCCAAAAGGGGCCTTTACCGTGGATGAGATTGAGCACAGCGGTGCTCCTGATCGTCTGACTATCCGTGCCCGTAGCGCTGATTTCCGTGAAACCCTCAATACCCGGCGCGAAAAGTCATGGCACAAGACAACCGTTGGCGATGTGGTAAAGGAAATCGCCGCGCGTCATAACCTCAAAATGGCGCTGGGTAAAGACCTGACGGACAAAGCGCTGGATCACATGGACCAGACAAATGAAAGTGATGCCAGTTTCCTGATGAAACTGGCGAGACAGTATGGGGCGATTGCTTCCGTTAAAGACGGGAACCTGCTGTTTATCCGGCAAGGACAGGGAAGGACGGCGAGCGGTAAGCCGCTGCCGGTAATCACCATTGAACGTAAAGCCGGTGACGGTCATCGTTTTACCCTGGCTGATCGTGGCGCGTATACGGGCGTTATTGCCAGCTGGCTGCATACCCGCGAACCCAAGAAAAAAGAAACAACCAAGGTTAAGCGCCGTCGAAAGAAAACCACTACGGCAAAGGAGCCGGAAGCAAAACAGGGAGATTACCTGGTTGGAACGGATGAAAACGTGCTGGTACTCAACAGAACTTATGCAAACCGCAGCAATGCAGAGCGAGCGGCAAAGATGCAGTGGGAGCGCCTGCAGCGCGGGGTAGCAACATTTTCACTGCAGCTCGCAGAGGGAAGGGCTGATCTGTATACCGAAATGCCGGTGAAGGTGAGCGGCTTTAAACAGCCCATTGATGATGCCGAATGGACCATTACCACGCTTACGCATAGTGTCAGTGCAGATAATGGTTTCACTACGGCTCTGGAGCTTGAAGTTAAGATTGATGATCTCGAAATGGAGTGATGGGTTCTCAAAATTGAATAATGGTGTATCATTATTGTGATTTTGGCAAAAGTGGTGGGATAACCGGAATGATGAATTGTCCAGAGTGCGGCCAGGCAGCCCACACAAGAAGCAGTTTTCAGGTATCAGCAACAACCAAAGAACGTTACAACCAGTGCCAAAATATCAACTGCGGTTGTACTTTTGTCACGCATGAAACATTTGTTAGGCATATCATTAAGCCTAATGTGATTTCTTCTGCGCCCCCACATCCGGGAAAAGATGGGCAAGGGCACATGAATTTTTAAAAAGAACCCGCTTTCAAAGCGGGATTTTTTTTGTCGCCAGTCCAAGAGCCTGTCGCCATTTTGCCGCCATTGGAAAAGAAAAAGGGGCTACGTTTTCACGTAACCCCTTGTTTTATTTGGTGGAGCTGGCGGGAGTTGAACCCGCGTCCGAAATTTCTACATCCTCGGTACTACATGCTTAGTTTGTCTTTACATTCGCACGCCAGCTGCGGACAGACACGCCACTAACGAACTAGCCTGATTAGTTTTAACGCTTCAACCCCAGGCAGGGTTTCCACGCGATCTCTTTTGGGTTTGACCTCTCTTTGATCCCCGTCTTAAGAGCGGAAGCTAGGGAGAGAGGGCTCTTAGCAGGTTATTAAGCTGCTAAAGCGTAGTTTTCGTCGTTTGCGACTATTTTTTTGCGGCTTTTAACGAGGCAAACCGCCCCTCGGCATGCACCTTGGGTTTCGCAAATCCCGTCGAATCCAGAATCAGCCCCAATAGTGTTGAACTCAGTATACCAGATTTTACTTCCTCGACACCAGCCCGAAACGCTAACTTATTGAATAGTACAATAAGTGCGCAGAATCAACGTCCTGCGTTTTTCATGATACGTGCTTTGTCGAGCTGCCACTCGCGTGCTTTCAGGTCAGTACGCTTGTCGTGTTGTTTCTTACCTTTCGCCACGCCGATTTTCACTTTGCACCAGGCGTTTTTCCAGTACAAAGAGAGTGCCACCACTGTGAAGCCTTCACGGTTGATGCGTCCGTAGAGGGATTCCAGTTCGCGCTTGTTCAGCAGCAGCTTACGGGTGCGGGTAGGATCGCAAACGTAATGTGAAGAGGCGACGGTCAGCGGCGTAAAGTTCGCGCCGAACAGGAAGGCCTCACCGTCTTTCAGGATCACGTAGCTGTCGCCGATATTGGCTTTCCCGGCACGCAGCGATTTTACTTCCCAGCCCTGCAACGCAAGGCCGGCCTCGAATTCTTCTTCGATGAAATACTCGTGGCGAACACGCTTGTTAAGCGCAATGGTCGCCGAACCAGGTTTATGTGCTTTTTTCTTCGTCATAAGTGTCGTAAAGCCGTCGGTAATCTGATTTTAAAAAGTCACCTCATTGCGTCCTGTGAGGTCTAACGCGCTATATTAGCACGAGATAAGGCTTAGCGTTTTTTTAACAGGTGATAAATGTTATTATTTGTCTGTTGTGTGACCATGGAAAATGCTATGCCTCAGATTAGCCGTACTGCGCTTGTTCCCTACAGCGCGGAACAAATGTATCAGTTAGTGAACGACGTTCAGTCCTATCCGGAATTTATTCCAGGATGCACCGGTAGCCGAGTGCTGGAATCCGGCCCGACGCAGATGACTGCGGCCGTGGATGTCTCCAAAGCGGGGATCAGCAAAACGTTCACCACGCGCAATACCCTGACGAGCAATCAGAGTATTTTGATGCATCTGGTGGATGGTCCGTTTAAAAAACTGATGGGAGGGTGGAAGTTTACGCCACTGAGCGCTGACGCCTGCCGCATTGAGTTTCATCTGGATTTTGAATTTACCAATAAGCTGATCGAACTGGCGTTTGGCCGAATCTTTAAAGAGCTGGCCTCGAATATGGTTCAGGCGTTCACCACGCGCGCCAAAGAGGTTTACAGTGTCGCATAA